TGGTACCCCACGGCGACGGCTTCCTGACCCTGACTTCCAGCCGCACCAGCTTCGTTTCCTATGGCGACGGCGCGGTCTCCCTGTGAACTCGTACCAGCCTGATACCCTATGGCGACGGCATCAAGGCCCTGATTAACGTTACCAGATTGGTATCCAACCGCGACGGCGTTTGAACTTTGGTTTACCGCACCCGCAAATGTACCAATGGCGACAGTGTTTGAACTCTGGGAGCTCCAACCAGATTGTCGTCCAATAGCGATGGCGTCTTGTCCCTGGTCGTAATACCCCGCGTCCTCACCGATGGCGATTTGGTTGGTTTCGTTAATTGTCGTGCCACCACCCGAACCCGACCCAATTCGGGTTCTTGAATTTGTACCAATGTCAACTAAGCGCACGAGGCTGAGTTCCCCCCCAACTTCCACATTCGCAGTGGTCACCAGGCCTGTAGTCGCGTTCGTAAACTCGATCGTGTGTGGGGTGGTGTTCCCTGTATCAGTCACGGAGCTTAGGGGGTACGACGGAACGATACCAATTCCACCGAGGGTCATGGTCTCGGCTGCGATGTTCCCGTCAATCACGAGAACGTTAGACCCATCATCGTCAACATACAAATTAGACCCAACACTCAAGTTGTGTCCCGGATCGGCGTTTGAAATGCCTACATTACTGTTTATGAAATAGATTTCACCATCTCCATTCGTCCTCCAAACGCCACCTGTCCCACTCGGGAGGTTCGTCAAGAGACTTCCGTCACCTGAGAAGTAGTCAGCCTTGACATTACCCGTGACCACGAGAACGTTGGATCCATCATCGTCTACATACAGATTAGACCCGACACTCAAATTGTGACCCGGGTCAGCGTTCGAAATACCGACGTTACTATCCGTGAAGTAGATTTCATCGTCATTGTTCGTCCTCCAAACACCACCTGACCCAGTTGGGAGGTTCGTCAAGAGACTTCCGTCACCCGAGAAGTAGTCAGCCTTGACATTACCCGTGACCACGAGAACGTTTGACCCATCGTCGTCTACATACAAATTTGACCCAACACTCAAATTGTGTCCCGGATCGGCATTTGAAATACCGACGTTACTATCCGTGAAATAGATTTCACCATCTAACTTTTCCTCCCAAACACCGGCCCTCGGTAGATTTGACAAAGCCGAACCGTCACCGATGAATTTCAACGCGTGCACGTTACCGGTCGCCACTAAACCAGTCGTCGCATGGGTAAGTAAAAGTGTGTTTGATGTGACATTACCGTTATTTGCGATTTGTTCGAGGTTCGATGCGATATTCGTTAATTCCGAACCGTCACCGATAAATTTAAGGGCTTCTACGTTACCAGTCGCCACTAAACCAGTTGTCGCGTCAGTGAGTAAAATCGTGTTAGACGTGACATTGCCGTTATTTACGATCTGTTCGAGGTTCGATGCGATATCGGTCAATTGTGACCCACTACCAACGAACGAAACAGCTTCCACCGTACCCGAAGCCACGAGACTCGTCCCCGTGTTTGTAAACTGGACCGTGTTCGACGTAACGTTACCGTTATCTGTGATTGCCTGTAAATTCGATGCGATATTGGTGAGTTGAGAGCCGTCACCCTTGAAACTAGAAGCTTCTACGTTCCCGGAAGCGACCACCCGTCCCGAGACAATAAGTTCCGCGGTTGGAGAAACACTCATACTACCACCCATACCAGAGTGAATGGTGCAATAGTAATAGAGCGTTGAAGGAGCTCCGGGTGGAACCGTGAACTTTAGATGATTGGCAACACTCGTGTAATCTGTGCCCGTGGTATAATCGCTCACAGGAATTGACCCAGATCCATTTTGTGCACCACCCCCGTCAGATACTGTAGCCAGTCTAAAAGGGTGTGAGGTCCCGGGATCTGTCAAATCAAAAAGATACGTCTGATTTTGGTGTAATTCAAGTGAAGGTTGTTGAACCCCATCGATATAAAAGACACCACCACTCGCCGTCACGACAAACTCTTTCGTGGTTCCTAATGTAGCCGCATTACTTATTAAGGCTGTAGTCGATGTGACGTTCCCGGAAACCGTAACATTTCCCGAGGCTGTGAGTGAAGTGGTCGCGTTCGTGAACCGAACCGTATTCGATGTCGCGTTATTGACATTAACGACATCATCAAGTGTGAGTAAGGCTAGGTTTGACCAAATATCGACATTCGAAGCTTCGAGGTTCGTCACGCGTGGTTCTAATGCGTCGATGCGCCCAGAATTGGAAGTCATATCCGTATCAAGGACCGCGATACGCGCAGCGTTATCCGAAAGGTCATTGGTTAAAGTGGTGATCAAAACCCCTTGGACTGTATTGGCATCTTCCAGGGTCGTGATACGCCCAGCGTTATCTGAAAGGTCATTGGTTAAGGTGGTGATCAGCCCCCCTTGGACTGTATTAGCATCTTCTAGGGTCGTGATACGCGCAGCGTTATCTGAAAGGTCATTGGTTATGGTGGTGATCAGCCCCCCTTGGACTGTATTGGCATCTTCCAGGGTCGTGATACGCGCAGCGTTATCTGAAAGGTCATTGGTTACGGCGGTGATCAAAACCCCTTGGACTGTATTGGCATCTTCTAGGGTCGTGATACGCGCAGCGTTATCCGAAAGGTCATTGGTTACGGCGGTGATCAAAACCCCTTGGACTGTATTGGCATCTTCTAGGGTCGTGATACGCCCAGCGTTATCCGAAAGGTCATTGGTTAAAGTGGTGATCAGCCCCCCTTGGACTGTATTGGCATCTTCCAGGGTCGTGATACGCGCAGCGTTATCCGAAAGATCATTCGTTAAAGTGGTGATCAATCCCGCTTGGACCGTATTGGCATCTTCTAGGGTCGTGATACGCCCAGCGTTATCCGAAAGGTCGTTGGTTAAGGTGGTGATCAATCCCGCTTGGACCGTATTGGCATCTTCGAGTGTCTCTATTCGTATCACGTTCGAATAGAGGTTCGACCAGATATCCACGTTAGAAGCTTCGAGATTCGCAATTCGCGTGACATTTGATGTAGCGTCGCTCACGAGAGCAACACCCGTGAGAGTCGTACCATCTCCGAAATAACTACCACCTGCACCGACCGTCATATTGTTCTGAACATGCAATTGACCGAGGACATTCACGTTTATTTCGTTCGTTGTATCGTTCGTTATATCGGTCGCTTCAAGTGTATCTTGTGTATACCCGATCGTGAACGTATCTGTCCCTCCATGGTGTACGAGCGCGACATTCGCGGTGGGACGCTGCATGAGAATACCCACGTCAGTCGTAGATACTGTATTATTATTGGCGATTCCTATGATCGCATCGTTGATCAACGTCGTTTCCGACTCGACGACGAAACGATCACCCCGCATGAAAATATTGCCTGTCACTTCGAGATTTGAACTGATAATAGTCGAATCGGAAGTTTTCGTGATGAATGTATCTTCTAAATCTGTCCGGAGACCTGTGATCAAACCTGCCTGAACCGTATTGGCACTTTCGAGAGACACGATCCGAGTATCATTGTCATCGACGTCCGTTCTAAGACCCGTGAGTAGACCGGAATACACCGCGTCCGTTGCCTCTAACGCAGTGACGCGAGACGCGTTGTCAGTCAGGCTTGTATCGAGGTTCGTAATACGCGTGGCGTTATCCGAAACGTCGGTTTCTATCGCGGTGATCAAACCAGATTGAACAGTGTTCGCCGCCTCGAGAGTTGTGATACGTGCGGCGTTATCAGTCACATCAGTTTCTATGGCAGTAATCAGACTAGCTTGAACCGTATTCGCCGCTTCGAGGGTTGTGATACGCGCAGCGTTATCGGTTACATCGGCCTCTATGGCAGTAATCAGACCAGTTTGAACCGTATTCGCAGCTTCGAGGGTCGTGATTCTAGAAGCGTTATCAGTTACATCGGCTTCTATAGCAGTAATCAGACCAGCTTGAACAGTATTCGCCGCCTCGAGAGTTGTGATTCTAGAAGCGTTATCAGTCACATCAGTTTCTATGGCAGTAATTAACCCAGCTTGAACCGTGTTCGCCGCCTCGAGGGTCGTGATACGCGCGGCGTTAGAAGTTACGTCCGTTTTAATCGTCGTAATTAATCCTGCCTGTACTGTATTCGCGGTTTCTAACGTGGTAATTCGAGATGCGTTGGAAGTCATATCGGTTCGTAAACCCGTTATTAATCCAGTTTGTGTCCCGTTTACAGTTTCAATATTTGCGATACGCGCAGCATTACTTGTCATATCAGTCTCAAGGGCAACACCCGTGAGGGTCGTACCGTCTCCGAAATAACTCCCACCCGAATCGACAGTCATGTTATTTTGTGTGTGGAGGTCACCAAGAACGTTCACAGTGATTTTATTGGCCGGATCATTTAGTATTGTCGTATCAGTCGCTGTATTTTGCGTATACCCGATCGTAAATTCTTGTGCGTACGGATTACCCGATGCGCCGTGATGTATGAGACCGATGTTTTTCGTGGGATACTCCATGAGAATACCCGTATCGGCACCACTTAACGTGTTATCATACGCAATACCGACGATACGATCCTTCACTTCAAGGGATTGCGAATCGATTTTATAGGTTTCTCCGCTCACGAGTATGTTTCCCGTAATTTCGAGGTTAGACGTGATCGAGACCTTATCCGTACCCTGGGTGATATGAGAGTCAGTGAGTGTGTTATCTCCGTCTATATACGGTACACTTCCTGGTGTGAGACTAGCCACGGAAAGTTTATTTCCGACATTGACATTGCCAGTCGTGATAATACCCGTATCGGGATTCGTAAACTGAACCGCGTTCGATGTGACGTTTCCGGTATTTGTAATTTCTTCTAAATTCGAATCGAGCTCAATACCAGTGAGAAGTGATCCGTCACCTTCGAACCTCGTCGCGTATACGTTCCCGTTTACATGTAGAGTCGCATCTGGACTGGCTGTGGTTATACCGACCCGACTATTTTCAGTATCGACGAACAAGTGCGAGGACCCAACTTGTAGGTTACTCGCGATGTCAACCTTCCCTGAAAATATATGGCTCGTCGTCGCGACCATTTATATTAGCTTAGATAAAATGTATACGAACTTATAGACACTGATCGTATGTTAGATAATGATTGACTTTTCAGATGAAAACGAAATCACGAAATTTGTCAGGTCGAATAGATGGTTAAGTCTTGATGTAAATGGGTATAGATTACTTCGTTTGAACTGGGTTACTACGTTATTGGCATCAATTGTCATGTGGAGTTTTATCGCGTGGAGTTTTATAGATACGACAGGTGCTTCGAGTGAGCTTTTACAATGGAAATCCTGGCTGTCTATCAACTTTACATGGTTTTACATATTGACACGTAACATCTGGTTGATTTTCGTAATTGGATTACTATTTACAAAATATAGACATATCAAGCTTGGTAAAGATAACGAAAAGCCTCAGTTCTCGGATTTATCCTGGTTTGCGATGTTATTCTCGTGTGGAACGGGTGTCAGTATGTTTACATACGGTGTAGCTGAACCCATGTGGTTTTACCGTTACAATGCACACGTGTCGAAAATTCCATTTGTAAATGATGATCAACGTGCACAAATGGCTATGATGATGTCTAATTATCAAACGGGTTTGCATGGTTGGGTACCATACGTGATTGTTGGTCTTCTTCTAGGACTTACGACATATCGACAGGATAGACCGATGTCGATGCGTTATGCGTTCCAACCACTTATCGGTAAGGCTGTAAATGGTTTTGTAGGTGACATTATAGACTCTATTACCATCGCATGCACTACATTCGGTGTCTGTACCTCACTTGGTCTTGGCGCTGGTGCGATAGGTAGTGCGCTTAATCGTATCAATTCAAGGATCGAACCTGATACACTTAATACCAAGTTATGGATTGTATGGTCTATCACAGCTGTCGCGTCCGTTTCCGTACTTACGGGTCTTAAAAATGGTATTAGAAATCTCGCTAAGATGGCACTTTTCAGTGGTATCACCCTCGCATTAACTCTCATGTGCGCAGATAATCCCGGATTTTTATTGAATTCGTTTGTACAAACATCTGGACATTATTTACAGTGGCTCACCACACTCGGGTTCAATACCGATACATGGGGAAGCTTTACTGGACAGCTTACAGATAAAGGTGACTGGGAACAACTCACGTGGGGAAATACTAGAGAGACTGAGATTGTAAAATTGTCTACATTTGACGACACGCGCCTTGATGATGATCTTATGAACGATTCGTGGGGTAATCGATCTCCCCATAATTTCATGGACATGTGGACTGTGTTTTACTGGGCGTGGGGTGCTGCATGGGCCCCATTTGTAGGCTCTTTCATAGCGAGAATTTCGCGTGGGAGAACTGTAGGCGAAGTCATTAAAGCTGCTTTATTCACGACTGTCGCATTCTTATTTTTCAATAGAAACATTTTTGGGACACTGGGCATTAAGATGCAACGCGCTGCAGAATATGCGCTCGGTGCAAATGCTGATATTGCCTGGGTAGACGGTTCTGTTAATTGTACCGCCCTTGGATACACGAGTAAACAGCCAGTAAGCGAGACTGCGGTTCAATTGGCACAAGAGGGATACTACGCGCTATCATGTCGCGGGTTTGCTGATCAGATCCTAGATATTATGGAACCGTACAAGGGACTAACCAAGTGGTTACAATTACTTGTTCTTACGAGTGTACTTTTGTATTTCACAACATCGTCCGACTCGGGATCGTATGTTGACGATCTCATCGCGTCACAGGGTTATTTAAACCCCCCACCAATTCAGAAAGTGTATTGGGCTGTTACAGAGGGTGCACTCACACACGCACTAATTGTCAATGGTGGCATAGATGTATTGAAAGGGGCTACAATTGTTTCCGCATTTCCCTTTACGATCATACTATGCTTTCTATGTGTTGCTCTCACACGTACATTGAAGATGGAAACGGATGACCCAGATATAACAAGTGCGCGAAAAGGTTTCAATACGGGCATATTTGATATATTCGAAGGATTTAAACCCGAAACGCCCGATCCAAATACACCCACTCCTATAGAGCGCATCGGTACGCTCATCACGGGTACGGTATTTCCTTTCAATGGAATTAGAACCGTGTCTAAGACGTGTGGTGCGTCTGATACGAATGCGACTGTCACTGCATCAGTGGTTACATTTGCGTACGCCACGTGGATTGTTCTTCTATCAATTTCAGGGGTTTCTAACGGCGCTCATGCGATGGCATGGGTTTCGTACATAATTTTTGGTTCCCTTGTTGCTAAAATGAGAATGGATTTACGCAACAAAACAAATATTTACGGTAACGCAGTCGAAGACCTGGTTACATCATTGACAATGTATCCGTTCGCAATTGCACAGATGGTTCATGAAAGTGAAACTGGTGACAAAATTGCTTAAAAATACATTGCTCTAATTTCATTTTTATATCGTTTTAAAATATGCCCTCTTTTAATTTTGTTCGATGCAGTCAAATCATTAGCTTCGATCGTAAAGAGTATAACTTTTTGTATTCTTTCCGATTTGGAATTTGATAAGTGGTTGTTGTAATACTCAACATGTTCCATCGCTCGCGAGATATCACCTCTTACTTTCATGGACAGTAATAAACCCAAATATTTTTCACCGTGACCAACGAGAAGTACATTTTCTATGTCATCACACCTATTGCGTATACATGTTTCTATTGGTTCTGGTACAATTTTATGTCCAGTTGAGGTGATAATTAGGTCATCTAAACGTCCAATTATTTTAATATGTCCAGTTTTGTGTATTTCACCAACATCGCCAGTATGAAACCAACCATTTTCATCTATACATTTTTTACTCTGACCGTAATAACCCATCGTCACTTGTCTTCCCCTAAAACACAATTCACCCGTTTCATCATCTACACGAACCTCTGTACCTTCTACCGGCACCCCAGAATAACCATCTATAAAGAAATCTGGACGTGACACAGTCTGTACACCCATTAATTCTGACATACCGTACGCACCCAACACGTCAAATCCTATACTTCCGAAATACTTTAAAGTTTCTAAATTTGTGTAAGCGCCACCAGTCAGTGGTAAGTTTATTTTATCAAGACCGATCTTTTCAAGAATATGTTTGTGCATATACTTTCGAGCTAGTATATCAATATTTGCCAAAAATTTATACCCACCGGCTTGTCTATTTTTATGTGAAATACTACATAATTTTTTCATATTCCGATGAAAAAATCCATTGAGGTTATGTTCAATTTTTTTACAATCAATTTCTATTCGCTCCCACAATCTCGGTACACAAAATAGCATAGTAGGACGAACTTCGATTAGTGTAGTACTGAGAGAACCGTTAGAAAAAAATAAGGTAGCCTGTTGACCACGAGTTATACACATTAGGGGTACGATCACATCGTTCATGAGTGCGCCTATATGCGACATGGGTAAATGTGATATGACACGCATGGGCTCGGAGAGTAATATAGGGTTATTTTCGATGTGTGCATTCGCGGAAAATACTAAATTATCGTGTGATAACATCACTCCCTTGGGATTTCCCGTGGTACCCGAAGTATAAATAATTATACAACAGTCATTCGGTTGAGGTTTCGGTAAACTTGGATACGGTTCACATCTCCCCATCGAATTGAAGCGTGACCACGAATTATCGTCATACATGATAACGACGGTATCTACCAAATCTCGCACCATCTCGTATCGCTCACGTGAATCTACAAATATTACTTTACTTTGGGCTTGCTTGACTACATACTCACACATTTTCGTTGAACTGTTGTGATACACTATAGACGCTCGCCCACCCGCGAGTAACGTTCCTAGGAGTACGATAACCTGTCTAGGTGAATTTTCCGTAAATAGTATCACGTCATTCAACTCTAGATAGAGTAATGAACATGCCACATCCACACTCTGCTTATATACATCATCTATAGACGATTCGATTCCATCACCCGAGGTCATGAATATAGACTTCGGGTGATGACGGTGTGCGGTATGCAGTAATTCCGCCATCTACTATAACATTCAGACAATTAATTTACAAATTTTATCACATCATACCAATACTCGTCACCATATGTTATTTTAGATGGACCCACAACTGTAAATCCTAAATCTTTCTCCATCCAATCTAGATATTGTGGACGGGTAGCTGTAGAGTAGAAATCGACTTTAATACCACTTTCTGGTACTAAAGTCCTGTAGTAATAGTCAGCTATACTTTTACCTATTCCTCGACCCTGTAAGTCTTTTCTTACTGATATGGAGAATACTGTCAGTGTATCTCCGGTAGGGTCGTGCCCTTTCTCAATTTTTTCATTCGTCATCTTAGCCCCTTTGATTAAACCTCCATACATGGCCCCTATCAAGTTCCCATCCTTGTCTTTGACGACTAATGAAAGTTTCGGGGCGGCGGTAACAAGCTTCTCAATAAAATTGGGTGACGGTCGTTCATTATTGGTGTTGTATACAACACATTCCAAATCTATTACCTTTTCAATGTCATCGGGTGTTACGTGTCCGAGTGTGCAGTCGGCGAGGGGATTTTCATACGTTTCATCTATCTGATTAGGGTCGTACACAGATTGACGAGTCCACAAATTACAAACCCATTTCGTTCCCGATTTGACCCGTTCTCCACCGTGTAGATAATACGGGTCTAAATCACCATCTTTATTAAGACAACTGAATTTCAACATATCCCCTTTATTAAGTTTGTATTTACGACCCATATTAGGAAAACTCGTCTCCCCACCTTCATATTCGTTATTTAAACAAAATATCCGAGTCTTCTTACGTTTATTGGTGTGTTTTTCTGTTGCATCCTGATGTGGGCGGTAAATCCCTCCCAACTTATAACGCAATACCTGTAAATTTTCACACTTGTCCCAATCATCTTCAGATATAAATCTACGGAATATTTTTTCAAGTTTCGGGTCGGTCTTAATATCAAGCCACGTCGTTTCACTCAATCGTACATTGTGATTTATATGTCCAGATGGACTGAGAACTGACCATTCTAAATTAGGAGTTGCTAATTCCCTAATGTAGTCACATTCATCGTCGGTGAGTGCATTAGGTGTTACCCATGGGATATCATAAGGGAATACCATATCTACAATACATTCGGATTTTTTTAATACACATTAAACCTATCCGTTCTTTGGAAAAACTTCTGCGGTATGACATTCTTTTCACAGCAATCACACCAATCAGCCCAATCCCAGAATACATGTTCACCTATAGGAATATTGTGCGTACTTGTAATGAGACACATCCACACATCCTCGACGATATCAGTCTTTACGGCGTGCTTGGAATGGTCTGTACGTATAAACTTTCCACCCTCTTCTATATGGTGAGAACCGGTTACATAGATGTAATCGTTTAACTTGTCACTATATACCTTATAAAATGGTACCTTATTGAAGTTGTAAATTTCGAGCTTCGTGATGACGGTTATACCCCCTGGTAAGATATCACCTAACCGTATATCTTTCATGGGTACAATACGACCATCTGCGAGGTGAATAGGTGTTTCTGTGAAGAAACAGCCACTGGGTGGTGGTGGTGGTGCGGGTGGTGGAGGTGGAGGTGGAGGTGGAGGTGGAGGTATGGGTGCGGGTGCGGGTGAGGGTACGGGTGCGGGTGCGGGGGGTGGTTGTGGTTCCTTTGGTTCCGATGGTGGGGGCGCTACATATATACTCTTATTCCTAAAATTATTGAGAGATATAGTACCTGAACTAGGTGCATAACTTCCATCACTGAAACGAACACCGTAATATTCGTTAATTCCGATTGGGTTACTGCCACCAAATTCAGTCTGAACTTGCCATAAACTCGGAGAACTATCAATTCCCATGTTATTATCATAGTAGATAATTATATCCCCAAGTCATCATGACCGTCGTATAGATGAACCCGGTTCCGAGAATAATGCAAGAATACGTTGACATGATAAGAATCGTCACCGACGTCAAACTGTTCGCGTCCATGTTTTAATTCACACCCTCTATAAATCATAGCATCACCTACATCGCAATTAAAATACTTCTTTTCATCGTCAATGAATACATGTATTGGCCATCTATAATCATCGGCTTTGTTTACATAATTAAATCCCAGTGTTAGTGTTACCGTTATTTCACATTCAGGTCTATCTGTGTGATCACGTAAAATGTTACCCGGTTCGTATATCCTATAATATGAATATGTTGGAAAAAGCTTCAATCCTGTGCATTTCTCAACTTGAGGTTGACACCGTTTTAATAAATTCTCCATAAAACTGTTTCTGTACCCCGCGTGTGACTTTTCAACCTGATTACACTGTACATAATAACGTGAATCCCTCTCATGTAACGCTATTCGTTTACCGATGTCGCACAACTCCTTAGATAGAAACTGTCGTTTGAAAATGTATCCATCTTTTTCAAAGGACATGACTATAAGTGTATATTTTTTTATTGTGGATTGAAACACATCCCACTTTATAGTTCAAGGTGTTCTGCTGGGTCTTTTTCGTATGACAAAATGATAGAATGTTTCGTACAATTTGTAGGTAGAGTACCCGCTGAGATATGTTTATCAAGTTGTTTCTTGTATAATTCTTCAGATCTAATTTCTATGGTATCTTTTATTAATGTATTAATCCAGTCACTTGGATTTTCAAAATACGTTTGCAGTGTTTTATAAGAAACGTCACACAAATTTACAGTTAAAGTAGCAGTATGATCCTCGTTTGGGCAAATATTACTCGTACAAGAAATACACGAAGGCATTTATATAACTACTTATTATTTTCTATATCATTTAAACGTGCTTCAAGGATTTCATTTTTACGTGTAAGTTCTTTGACAGCTTCCACTAATAGACCAGCCATGTTACCATAGGCGAGTGAAAGATGTCCATCCGTTTCTGTATTAACAGCTTCGGGTAATACTTTCTGAACATCTTGAGCTATTAAACCTGTGTACCGTTTATTGTCTAATTTATTCGTATACGTGTATCCAGTTAATTGTTCAACTTTATCAAGTGCATTGTCAATTTTTAATAAATCTTTCTTACGTCGAATATCTGAATAAGCCGTCACATTCCCACCTGCCAGTATAGCACCACCAGTATAAATCACCTTATTATTGTAAGACCTTACATATGTAGTATCAATCATGTACCATCCTCCTGCATAAGTCTGATTGTACCACCCCCGATTTCCGTAAGTTCTAAACCATCCCTCGTTCAAATAGAGACCATTATTGTTCATCGTCATCTTCGTAGTGTTGGACAGCCTCCATTCGTGTACGGGACCGTCGTATGCTGTACCGACACCAGGAGTACCTATGATGGTGTTGAGTTCGCTGTCCCACGAACCGACATTATAGCACAGACGACCACCACCTTGTAGCCAGAGTTCATCGGAGTGAGCAGTGCTTTGTCTGAAATCGTTATGAACGCCTATCGTCATGCGTAAATCTTCAGTCGAAGAACCATATGAATGGGCACTCTCGTCTTGGACTAAGATGAACCCCTTGTCGCTTCCACTATTCACATTCGAGTTGAAATTGACGAGGGTGTATGACCCAGATGTCGCAGGTTGAAACTTCGCCACCTCTCCGTTTTTACTGATATCCAACACGCCACTCGAATTGAGACCAGCCCCCGTGGGGCCAGGAGGACCAGGGGGGCCAGCCACCGTCGAGGCTGCGCCAGGAGGACCAGCCACCGTCGAGGCTGCGCCAGGGGGACCAGGGGGGCCAGCCACCGTCGAGGCTGCGCCAGGAGGACCAGGGGGGCCAGCCACCGTCGAGGCTGCGCCAATAGGACCAGGGGGGCCAGCCACCGTCGAGGTTGCGCCAATAGGACCAGGAGGACCTTGTGGAATTGTAAATGCTAAGTTCACACCATCTGTCGTATTCGTTACATTCACACCCACTGCTCCGGTACTCGCAGAAGACGTTACGCTCGTAGTGTTTAGAATATCCGTGAGATTGAACCTTGATGCATCGATTGTACCATCCGTTATCTTACTCGCGGATATATTTGGTACGTCCGCCGCCTGTATACCACTAAAGGAAGTAGCTGTGACAGTTCCATTTACATCTAGGGCTGTACCTGGATCAGTGACACCGATGCCAACATTTCCACCGTTATAATAAATTTTATTGGCATCGTTTATATTGTGTAACCATTGTGATCTTTCAATACCTGTCAGAAATTCCCCACCTCCGTGATATACCGTGGCGAGTACACTCCCATTAACTTGTAAAACGTTTGACGAATCGTCACCACTCGTGTCAGGTACATCTCCTATTCCAACTTTGTTATTAACCCGATCGATGAAAAACGTAGGATCATCTCCACCTGTGGTGAGGTTTCCTGAAACTAACTGGACGTTCGTATGCGCCATCTATAGTTAGCTTATATAAAAAACATCTTTGCAAATGACGAACAGGTCATTTGGAGAGAGTATTAGTATCCGAATGGGATAGCCGAACCAGTACCCACGGTCAAACTCGTAAGTTCACCGGCTGTATTACGGGAAATGTATTCGACGAAAATCGTGTAATTACCAGGTGAAGACATAGCTAAGGAGGGTTTAATGGCAACTGTAGTGGGTGCTACGGTCACTGCAGAACTCCACGGGTTTGTGTTTGTATTTCCAAAAATAGACATGGGTCCCATCGCAATAGCTAACGGGGTGGCGTCACCACCACGTTCACCACCGGCTATGTCCAGGGTCATCGTACTCACCTCTGTATCGACATCATCGAGGAGTTGTGCGACAATTTTAGCGTAAAATGCGTGTTGCGAAAACGTCAACGTGAGTGTCGCATCTGCGACTGAGGCGCCCGGGGTGTACGTACCCTGGTGACTGTATGTCTTTTTAGTGACACCACCCGTATTCGTGATGAGACCGCCTTCTACGTATACGTTCCCGGTCGTGTACGTATTGCCGCGTGCTTCGATAACGTTTGAATGGTTTCCGTCACCTTCGATGAAGCACTTCGTACCCACCGAAAGTGTGTGTACAGGTGCTGTATTCGCAGCCCCGATGTTCGAGTTTGCGTACAATTTACCGTACACGTGAACATTCATGGTTTCAGAATCATTGACCGTGACCTGTGTCACCTCCATCGCGCTATCATCCGTGTAACCGATAACGAGTTCCGTAGCGCTCGCATCATATGCTACGGCGACGTTCGAACCATTGGGTCCGCGATTGAAGATGTGCCCCAGATCAAACTTAGCTAAATCGGTATTATTCGTACCGATTTCGACGAGGCCATCTTTGATTGTCGTATTAGTCACATGAAGGTTCGCGACCGTACCCGTTGACGTTACGTTTCCATATACGACGAGGTTTCCTGTTACAGTTAGATCCCCATCTTCACCACCGGTAGATGAAAGTGCTGAAATAGATAAAGGGACTTGTGTCCTAAAAAGTTGATGCGTACTTTGATTGTACGCGACGAATGTATTGGTCGTATCATCCGTGCCGACACCAGCAAATTCAGACGCTAATTCGAGTGGAGTGATGTACACGCCACTCGCACCAGTCGCATCTATTTTCTCTTCACTCGCATTGAATACGATCGAGTTTTCCGCCTGATCTTCTCGACAGTTCTTACCGAACCGAAGTTTCGTGGCACCACCGACAGTACTCAAGTTCTTCGGCATTAATATAGTGTCGCATTTTAATTCGCGTACATGAGCCCTGCCATACCGTTATTCACCCTGAGAATGTTATAGTTTACACCATATATGGGGTCGATTAACGGTTTCGTCTCACTATGTATCTTAACCGAATCTAAACGACTGAAGTTGAGCGAACCTGACGGTTGAAGTGAGCTCGTGTTTAGACAGAAACAATGAAGGAAGAAATCGGGTGACGTCACGAAGTTTGTATGGTAATAACTCATGATATCGACGTAATGTGGTTTCGCAAATTTATACGCCCCTATATCAGTACCATTAATGCTCATCTTAATCTTGTTATCGATCGATGTGAGTGTACTTTCTGAATTTGTATTGGAGCATGCGATATACTTGACTGGGTGATTGAACGTGAGTTCTTGTACGAGTTCACCGGATGGGATGTTTTTCTGTACCTGTGTGATGAGAATATCATGTTTACGTGAAGTCATCATACCCCGCTCTTCGTTATCGAGATAGTAATAGTTTGCATACGCTTCTACGTTATAATTACTCGCTTCGGGACCCCAATAAATTCGCAAATCGACTGTATGGTACTGTAAAGCTACGAGTGGTATCGCTGACTGAGGACCTTCGCAGAAGAAGAAGCGAAGTGGGTAGAAATATGACCGGGCGCTCGCACCGGGGTGTGTACCGTTAGAACTTTTAGTAACATTTTGTGCGTATGTATCGATAGCAATCTTTTCAGTGAAATCATGATCCTGGACATCGATAACTTGTCCACCGATGAGAAGCTCAACCTTATCAATTACCCTACCCCAATCCTGAATATCAACAGAGTTAGTGTTATTATCGAGCGTAAAGTATGTATACCCGAGTAAATCACCGTTTCGTTCGAACCGGATAGATGACATGGAATTATTTTTCACAGCCCCTTGTATTGTTTGTTTCTCTAGAGACTGGGAAAAGTTAGAGTGTCGTTTGAACGTCGACGTGAAAAACGATATTTCAGGGTCTCCGATAATATGTTCATCTTGAGCGCCGACCGCTATGAGCTGTACGATTCCGGATGACATACTTATTATAATAATGGTATTTTTTAAATTGTATACACGTAACGCCCTGAAACGATCACATCAAGTTTCTTTTCTTGCATACAAAATTAAACACCAAAAACACTTGAGCAGTAGCCAAAATATCGACAGCATCTTGCTTGTACAGTTTCACATTTAACCTATCGAGTTTACGAATGGGTGTCAAATATTGTTGAGAGATAGGGTATTCATTCTTAAAAGTAAGTGTTGTGTTTCCGGTTGTGACGATCGAACCGAAAGATCCGTTTATACTATTGTGGCCACTAACATCTAAATCTTTCTTCGCGCGTTGGAAGAATGTATTTTTCAACTCATCAATCGAAACGTGAATAAGTTCGGTATTCGCATCGATACCCTTGAACCGAGCAGCAAGTAATTCAACCTGGATAACATTTTCCAGGGGTGTGGGTAAAAGGGCGTTTATTCCATTGGAATACTGAGAAGATGGTTGATCGAAAGTATCTACGATGACCGTGTGATATTCATGTTCAAAGTCGGGGATGGTCGGCTGAGGCGCTGTAATGAGAGCCATTTATAATACACACAGAAATTATCCACTTAAAAATTCGGTATAAATTTAACTGGAAATGGGAAGTGTTGGCTATATTTCTAATCGACGATTTTGTAGTTCGCGTGGTCGCGGACGAGTTTCTGACCACCGCACACACCACCGAGGCTCGTCGAGTATACACTGTCATTCAGACATTCCGCACTGCTTTTAAGACCAGTGAAGGGTTCCTCCGATACAGGCTGGATCTTGATAGATTTGGGCTGGTACATACTCACCGTACCTTTCGATAATGCAGCGATGATCAAAATCAATATGATCGTGATAGCGATAGCTTTGAGTGTCGACCGATTAGTTTTATCGAGTTTCATGTACTATGTACTGACATTTTTTTATTAAGTGCGTTAAAGAGAAAAGATTAGTTTCATTATACAGAGTAATGGACGGTGAAATTATTCTGGACAGAGGGGATACCTCTGTCATGAAGTTAAGTGATAACGAACAAGCCATGATGGATGAAATACAATTGGATTTTACACGACCACGGACAGTCGCACCACCTACCATACAAAGAATGCAAGGTCGCGAACCTCAACCTACAATGGGGTTTCAAGAAGATGTTGACGCATTCGCGAATCCAGTAAAGCAAAATATTCCAGCACCCCCTCGGATGGAAGAGCCCGTTGATCATGGAGAATACGTAGATGAAACTCCATATGATAATGGCCCCAGTATGGACTATGGTCCAATGGAACCACCTGAAGATACTCCTTCACCTGGTTATAAGACGATCGACGAGGAGAAGTCTGACCTCGTAAACAAACTCGGGCGTTTAGAGAAGCGAGGGTTTAACGTGAACAAGCGTCTGAATGCGTATTCACCCGTGGATGAACTCCGAACAGAAGTGAAACGCATTACGTACAGTATCGAAGTTGATAAATCTGTTAAATTCTCTCGACGTATGTTGATTGCGTGTGTCACTGGCTTAGAGTTCTTGAACAAACGGTATAACCCATTCGATATTCAACTCGAAGGTTGGTCTGAAAATGTCATGGAGACACAGGATGATTACGATGAAGTGTTTGAAGAACTTTTTGTGAAATACCGCACGAAGATGAATATCGCCCCCGAAGTCAAGCTCATCATGATGCTTGGTGGAAGTGCGATGATGTTCCATCTCACGAACAGTATGTTCAAACAGGTCATGCCAAATATGAATGATGTCATGAAACAAAATCCCGATTTGGTAAATAACATGATGAGTGCGGTTCAAAATACCATGGCCAATGGTAACCAGACATCCCCCCCGGCGTCCAGCGGTGAAAAATATGAGATGAAGGGACCCGGACTCGACATTTCCAGTTTGATGGGAGGTATTATGATGCCCCCAACACCACCCATGAACACGACACCCATGCAGAAAACCGTCGAGTATACCCCCGATGTTCCCGATGACGGTGACGATATATCTGACATTGTGTCAGAAGGTGGGGCTGTGGATGAAGGTGATGATGAAGTAAAGGAAGTTAAAATGCCAGCGGCGAAGGCTAAGCGTGGACGTAAGAAGAAGGTTGAAATTAATTTGTAAACATAGAGTAAATGATAGGGTATGCCCCTATAGATTTCGATGACCCACTCGAAATCCCTACGAATTTCCGAAAGCGGGAAGTCGTGGATGAAAATTTCGAAAAAGTACCAGAGAAGAAGGTTGTGAAGGCTCAGCCCGTAATCGATGAAACCACGGAATGCAACTATGTTGTCATGTTTTTCATCGTCGGGGTTCTCGCACTCGCTGCGATGGACTCTGTTAAGAAGTAAGTATCATGAATGTACCGCGTGACAAAACATCACGTGTTACATTTTATATGCGTGAATCTACGTAATACCAGGTAACCGCTACGCGTTTCGTCCCATTGGTTACTGGATTTCCCTGATGAAGATAGCACCAATTCGATGGGAATATGATTGCCTCTCCCCTTTTAGGTTTAAATGTTTTATGGGTAAACGCCGTTCCACCACCTTCAAAATCATCTGTTAAATACAGAATAACCGATACCTGCCTGTGATACTCGCGTCTCGCTTGTACAGTCCCCTGATCGTGATGAAATCCATAGTGTTGCCCCTTCGTGTATTGAATTATCCGTATATCTTCTCGCCACGATGTCGTGTCATTGGCTCCAGGCAGGGGATGTTTATTATAACCTGGATGTATTTGAAGTATTTTTCTTTTATATTCGTCGAGAGCTGCATTTATTTTTCCATGTATCATTTTGGTAATAGCCTCATTTTCAGGTAGAGTACATTCAGTACTCGTTCGACCCGAATTTATTTCTGTAACTTCACCATTGAATGTTGTACTTCGAGTAAATGTAATGTTTTTATCGGTATACGTATTCAAAGCATTTACTTCATCTTCATTGAGAACTGGAATGATTTGAATAAGATTATCCATGTATATGTAACTTCGACACTCTTTAAGTATTTATAGATCTAAATCGCGACTTGGATCAAGACTAAACGGGGGTTTGGGCCACGTGACTGAACCAGTAGCAAACCCTTCTTGAGACGTTATATCCCTTAGAGCCTGGCGATACGTGGACCACGGCGATTTATCGAATGGAACATCCCCTATTTGTGTAAAATCGGTACGTTGCAATAAAGTGTCACGTTTGACCCGTATTTCAGATTTAAGAATACGGATACCCGCATCTATGACTTCTTGTTTCTCAGCCTCAGAGGTAAAAACCCGGTCCACCAACGTAAATGTTTGTACGTAACAGCCCCGGTCCTCATCAAATACGAGAGGGTCTTCTACGTACGTTTTGAGACGGTTTGTGTTTTGAGGGGGTGTGGCGTGTTTGTAAATAGCGTACCCGGTACCTTCTAACATGGAAGGTGTGATATACGCAGAGTTTGGGGATTTATAGATAAGACCACACTCGAGAGCGTTACTTGCCTGTATGGGATACCCATCTGGTTTTCCATCAACACTTTTGATGATATATTGGGGTTCCATTATACTTTGGTAATAGAGTACATTATATTTTTAAATACCTATACCGCGTTTGAAGGAAACGAACGGCCCGTACCCCAGATAATA